GGAGGACATTGTAGCCTTCGCTCTCAATACTTCCTTTTTTAGTAGCCATGATCCCTCCGCAGAATTTTCTGGTTGGTTATAAAAATTTCTTGATCCACAGGAAATACAATAAGTTTCAAGGTGACCAACTGTGCTGTACTGTCTATCTAAAAACATTCTTCCGCTACATTTCTTACACTTTAGCATTAATTAGGTACACCAATAATAATAAGGTTAACGTTTATTGTTACTGGACCAGAAGCATTAAATTTTACAAATATATCTACTCCAGAAGTTGTTGGTTCCCCTAAAACTAAAGAAACCTTATTACCAGCATCTGTTGCTCCTGCATTTACCACTGTAGCAGTTACGATTGGAGCAAATTTAAATTCATTAGCAAAAGTTGAAGTAATCTTAATTTGTTGATCAGTTAGAACATTTTGACCAGAAGTTGTAATTTTTTCAATTTTGGTTATAATTCTAACATCTGTTACTTTTTTATTTTGTGGGCCAGCGTCTTTTGTGGCAATAGATACATAATTGTATCTTGACAACTGTGTTTCTTTTGAAACTTCGTTTACTGCTTGTGCCAATCTAGAGATATATGTTACATCTAGTGGTTGTCCACGCTCAGGTAAGGGAATTATTGCCATAATATATCAATTATACCACTAAACGGCTTTCTGTGTTGAGGTAAAAATTGCAGCATCTATAAAATACTTTTTAGGATAAGTAGGAATCTGAACGGCAACCTGATACCAAGATATACCAGCAGGGGCTAAAGTAGAAAATTGAGTTGATGAAGAACTAGAAACATATGAAAAACCGTTATATGGATCATTTATAAGTGTTGGATCAAAGGTTAGGTTTGTTCTTATGTATATGTCATACTGCTGAAACACCTCGGAAGTTGGATGACTCCAAACCATATTAATGGCATTTGAAACAAGGGTTACTGAGCATTGAACTTGCTTACTTAGAACATTTCTAGAAGGCACAGGCAAATAGTAGTACGGTGACCACTGAGAGTATCTGTTTTTATCGTCAGAAACAATCCTGTATCGTACAGAATATTTGTTTGTTTTACCATTAAAGGCAGGAAGGTCTGCTTTTGGAACTGTAGCCTTTTTTATTGCTTGGTCAGCCATTAGATAACATCCAGCCCAAATCTAAACTCAATGTGGTTTGTAGTGTTTGGAAGTTTTGAAATTGGTTTTGATCCTGTATTTTTTATAATTGAATAGCCAGTTAAGCCATATAGCGGATTTAAAGATGTAGTATTCTCTAGTCTTAATGCATCAAGACAGACATAGTAGTCGTCAGAGACTGCTCCATCTTTTATTACTGATACATAAAATTTTACTACATCGACAACGTTCCAGGTAAACCCAGCACTCTTAGTCAACTCTTCAAACTTTTTAACAGATACAAAATATCTTCCTGTAGCAAAGTCTACATCTAAATCAGAATCTTTTATAACTGTTTCAAATCTTGCATACTGGCTAGTATTATGAACATCTCCTTGAGCAAACTCTAACATTATTCTTACTTCATCTGGCTGGAGATCAGACTGGCCATCTTTATTTATTAAAGAAAATGCCAAACGTATATCATCTTGTGGTGATGCGTTGTCAAAATCTAGTGACGCTCCAGTTAAATGTATATGGTCACCTGAAGCAATCTGTAGTTTTCCGTTAGATAGTACATTGATGGTTGACATGTCTCCACGTATAGCCAACATGTTATTTAAAAATCTACATCTTTCTCCCCTTGTCTCACGCTTTGAAGTAGTAAAGATTGGGTTGTCTGCATTTGTTTGAAAAGCAATTTCTGTTTTATTTATAACGTTATTTCCTGAGTTTATATCTTTGTAATCAGAGGGGATGGATGCTGGTTGACCTGCTCCATGGTACTGCCAGTTTTCTTCAGAACTAAAAGAAAAGATTGTTTTGCTATCATTTGATCCTGCAGAAGGGTTTGAACCTGCTGAGTAAACCCCTACTTCGGTTATTTCATATCTTTCTAAAGTTGGTAATTCTGCTGTAAAAACAATTTTATTAATATTGTTTTCATTTACATACCCTCTTGAGGTTATTGGTACACGAAACATTTCAAAATCTAATCTTTCTTTATTGTCAAAACTGTAGGACATGCTCCCGTTAGGACTTAAATTTTCTTCTGCAATAGCAACCCCTGTATAGGCGAATGAAACAGTATTGGTTGTAATTTCTGTTACGCTATGAGATCCATTTAGTCTTATGTCTACCCCAGATACATAGACTCTTGAGCCAACTATAAATTTATGAGATGGTACAGTTAATGTTGCCTTTGTTGTAGATGCTAACTTTTTTGTTACCGAAAACTCTAATTTTGAAACTGGTTTTGCTCCACAACCAATGGCAATATAAGAAGCATAGGCGGGTGCTTGACCCACAAGATACTTTGCTAAAATTGCTTGACCTGTATTAGTTATCATTTTTAAACCTCACTAAGAACAATTGTATCATCAAAAGTCTCCTCCTGGCTAAGTATTTCTATCTCAACCCGTTCATCGGTTTCAAGGTTTATTATATTTACAATAAGGTTTCCTGTTGATGCCTCAATATATACGGTTTCTTCATTAGGTCCCGTTCCCTTTTCTGGCAATTTTTTTTCAATACTTATTGAAAAATTTTTAAAATATGTGTCTGCTGCACCCTGAAGTCTAATAATATTATTAGAGTTATAATCAGTCAGCACATTTTTTAGATTTTTAATAATACTATAGGCTATGTCTTGGCCATTTATGGCATCAGATCTTGATATATTTATTAGTTCGTGACCACCAATGTCTTCAAAAAGAACCTCTAACATTATGTCCTGTGCTGATGCAGGGTCTAAAGGAGGGTTAGTTAATGCTAAAAGTGCTGGGCTTGCAATTTTTATTGCATCTTTTGCTTTAGTTTTATCTGTTGCGGTGGCTTGATTTGCTTCTGAATTAACTGCCATTATAGTACCTCACTTAAAAAAACAGACATCTCTGGTCCATCAATACTTTTAGAATACTCTATATTGTATACAATGAACCTAGAATCTTTAAGAGCAACCTTGTTAAGGTTGTTTTCAACATAATCAATAGAAACTATATCCCCTAATTGAATCATAGGGTTTGCAAATATCTTTAGGCCCAAAGATTTTCTTGGTTTTGTAATTTTTTGTACTAGCCAAGACATTAAATTCTCAGCATCGTATTGCGATTGTATATATGGAACATCTAATGAAAAATCTTTTTTACCATAAAGCATTCTACTTGTTTTTATATCTTGGTAATTTCTTGTTGTCTTATTTACAGATGTTATTAAGCCATCATTTTCAAACTGAGGATCTGAAAGATTACTATTCTTTGAAAAATAATCATCAACGCTGAATGTGGTTTGAGTTTGTTCAGTAAATGTTACACCATTAATTCTTAAATAGTTTCCGCTAGTTGCATCAAGATTAAGTATTCTATCCGTAGCATTAAATATTAGGAATTCTGCACCGTAGGACCCTCCTCTAAATCCAGAAACAACATATCCTTTTATATCATTAAATGTTGGACTAATCTGAGCATATAATGCTGGGTAGGAAGTCTCATATTTAAAATTAAAGGAGGCAGCCTCGCGCATGATTGTTCCAAATTCATCAAAGTATAGGCTAAACTTTTTGGGATCTGACGAACTAATTCCTGATAAGTATGATGACTGAACTGCTCCACTCATTGCATATTTCCTTAATGAGTCATTTGCGCTTATTGTAGAATCGCCAAAAGCACTTGATATTGGCGTGTTTAACTGAAATGAAGTATTTTCTGAATAGTTATTTGCTAAAGCATAAATATTTTCAAACATAACCCTGGAAGACCCTCTTACAAAAAGTGCCATGTTATTGTATACTGGAAGTGGTTTTTCATCAAAAACTGTAGCAACTATATTATTATTTATATATAAAAAGAATTTTCTTCTTGCCCCGACATCTTGATACTCTACAGATAGATCATATACAGTTGGATCTTTTTCTGCTGCCATTCTGTACTGCCCTGTAAACTTTCCGTCATCTACAAATATATTTGCGAGTCCCTGGAACAATACAATTGGTACTGCACTTTCGTTGGTGCCTTGCTCTATTTTGTAAAAAATAACGTTGTTAATATTTTCTCTTTCTTTAGAATTTAAACTTGTTGCTCCTAAAGCAATTATCTCAAAATAGTATCCATTATTTGTTGCTGGGTTGACCATAACTCCAAGACCACCAGAACCACCAGATACTTTTATATCTTTATCTGCAGTTGTTCCTGGAACAATAAAAAGATCTGTTGCCCCAATAGCGGTTTGTCCACGATTAGGATCATTTTCAATTTTGCCTACAATTCTAATTCTTGTTCCAAAATGTTTAAAATTATTTAATAGTGGTTTATATACATATGAAATAAAATCTGCTGATGGATCTGTTGATTTAAAGCCTGGACCATTCATAACTAATGCCGAAGATTGGACTGTTCCAGGGCTAGTAGATGACATCGACTGAAGGCTAGACTCTAAAACATATTTTGACGATAGCGTGTTTTTAATAACTCCATTTCGTGATGCTTTTTGAGCAAAGGTATTTGCCAACACTGGGGTAGTCGTTGGGGTAGTTGTAGGCATGTTAATTCCAGCAGGACCAACTGCTGTTGTTGGTAATGTCTGATCTTTTTTAAACAAATACTTAGATTGCATATTGCATCCACGAACGTTATCATTACTTGACCAATAAGAATCTAACCCTGATGAGTGGCTAACAACTGTTGTTCCAAACTGACCTCTACCATGTTTTGCTACCGCTCCATTTTTTAATCTACTAAGAGTTCCCACATCTTCATAGTTTGGCTCAGAGTATATTCTTACTAGGCCAGTCGGGTAGATCTTTCCATTAAATGGTAGCGATGAAAAATACTTGTCATATTCTTGAACGCTATTTATCCAAACATCGGTATCCCCTGCTACGTTATACTGAACAGCATCATACCTTATAATTTCTCCATTAGAGTAAAAGTATCCATTGTATCTTGTTACCCAGTAAACTGCCTCTCCAAAATCTATTGTATTATTAACCACTCTACCACCAACAACGCTTGGCAAAGTAGCAGTCAAATCTGAATTTAAAGGAATGGCAGAAAGTGCATAACTTGACATATTGTTTACTTCTGAGTTAATTGATTTTGTATTTTCTGTTCCTGATACTTCCCAAATAGGAACTGGTTTGTATACCCAAAACTTTTCATTGTCAAGTAGGCTTGCCTCTCTGTAAGTTCCAACGCTTCTTTGTATGCCTCTTGTTGTATAAGATATCTTTCCATCATTGTATACCTTGTTGTCTTGCTCACTAATCTCTATGATGTTTGATAGTTTATCTTTTGTGTTTTTATTTTTAACTACCCCGACATATTCAGAATCTGAAGAACCATAAAACGTTAGATCTGTGGGTCTTTGAGTTTCTGTTGGCATGATATATTCTTTGCTCATCATTACAAAATTATTGTCTTCATCAAAGAACATTGCCGTTTGTGTTGACAAGGCTAAGTCTTCTAGTATTTCAGCAACACTCTTTTCTGGAGGAACAAAAAAATATGGAATAACCATTTCTGATTCCCCATCGACTCTCTTAAAAACATAATTAGAAAAACCAATTGAGTCTAACAAAATAGAAACAGCAACGCTTAAGGATGTATTGCTTAGCAAAAGTTCTGGTGCTGTTTGAGATTCAAAATAAGAATATAAATCTCTTAAGGATAAAGAAACAACTTTAGACTGATTATCTATTTTAGGAGACCCATCAGAGTAGAGGGTTTTAATGGGCACATAATGCTTTATCCCTAAAGCGTCTGAAAGTATTTCATATATATTTACCTTAACATTGTTTAAAGTATATTCAGAAATTATGCTGTTTGTGTTTAATGAATTAAAGGAGTCGTCAAAATCAAAAAAGTCTACGCTTCCTGTAGATGCAAGAAGTTGTCCGACTGGCATGCCACTAACACCAAGATCTGAAGCACTCTTGTTTACAGAAAATGACTGGACCCTGTCGGATAGATCTGCTGTAAGTCGTGGAGAAAACTCTATCAAATCAAAAGAAGAATCAAACTTCTTCATCGTGTCAACTACAATTCTTATACCAGAGACATATTCAAACTCTTTATATTTTACTGAACCATTAAACATATAGGATTTTGGATCGGTTAAATCAGTAACAAAATTTGTAAAACTGTTTACTTCTGAATCTTGGAGTTTCCATCCGTAGGCTGGAGTAAAAGTTTTCCATTGATTTTCATACCAGATGTGGTACATACCAATATCTCCAGAGTTTTCAATAATTAAAAAAGCGTCACCATTTTTATTTTCAGATTCAGGAATTAAAGTTGCAGATGGCAACTCTCCAAGGTCGTTAAAAATATCTGAGTATACCTTTGGAATAATTAACCCATACGATAACTCGACATAGCCGTCTGGACCAATAATACTTGTATTGTCTTTTCTTCTATCCTGGCTTGAAAAAGATATTGTATCAACCCAACTATTATTTTTTAATACCTGGATCTTCCAGTTTTCTGGAGTTGTTTGATTTGTTTCTCCAAAGTGTGGATCTAAAAATGAGCCAGAACTAAAAGTTCCTACGCTGGTCTGCATCTTTACAACAAGCCTATTTGCTGGAACCTTATCCTTATAAACAACAAAAGGGGCTGCGTCTTCAATTTCATGCTTTCCATTTGCAGTTTTGTTTGCAATTCCATATTCTAAACCAGCCTCTGTTCTAAAAGAAGTCCAGTATTTGAATGGATCTTTTTTATCTGGCATATAGTATCTTGGTCTTTTTGCCATATTAATGTTTGGACTATGTAAAAACTTTCCTTGAACAAAACTTGCTTTGTTGATTCCAGATCTTGGTCTAAAAGGTTTTAGGCAGTCTTCCAATGAATACAGCATCTTAAGTTTTTCTTTATTGGTAGAAAGAAGTGTTGGAGTTCCGTCATCATCAAACCCTCCATCTATAACTACATCTGCATCAGTTCCTCCAGTATAATAGTTTCCAGAATCTTTGGGGTCAAAGGTGTTTGGGATTGTTCTGTAAGGAGATGTTGCTTGATTAGGACGATACCTATAGTTTCCAATTTTTAAAATATTTGTAGCAACGTTCATATTCCACTCAAGTACAACTGAAGACTTTGTTTCAATCGATGAACTTGTCTCTATGTGGTTTAATAAATCTTTGTCTTGAAACATTATGCCTCTTCCAGCGTTAGCGACACGTTCCAAAAATCAAAGTTTAACCCACTTCTTTTTACAACTGAATAACTAAAGTCTGAGAAGAATACTTCTACTACTTCGTTATACTTGTTTATATTATTAAATCTTTCATCTATTGCAGTTCCAGTTACATTCTCAAAGTTTGTGTATTTATCATAGGCAAGGTAGACCCAGAATGATCCTTTATGGTTGTTATACCAGTCAAGAATTTCTACTCCTCCTGCGCCTCCATCTGTTGTAAATTCTAGGGGGTTTGTTCTTGATACCGTTTTTACAAGGTCAGCATTTCCTTCAGAACTAAACTTAGCATATGTGTCATGGGCTCTGGATGGAAGCATGTCCCAGGATACTGTGATCTGGAGTTTATCTGCAATGTGATATGACCTCATACGGCCATTAATCATTCTCTCTCTTTTTTCTAGTCTGGTTGTACTAAAGGCTATTGGGGACCTGTTATCATCAGAGAGTATTAGAAACTCCCCAGATCCGTCTGCAGAGGCTTCTAATGACCCTATCTCGTCTCCTGATGGGATATGGAATCCATCAATCTTTGTCCCCTGGTTATCTGCAAAGAGCATTGCCTGTGGTCTTTGATATTTCTTGCGACCAGACATATATAGATTATTTGTCATTAAATTCTAACTCCTCTAATTTTTTGTGAATCAACGCTCTTTATTTGAGTCATTACTGCTCTTGCAATTT